CAACCCTCAGGCATTTCTACTTTTGCTTTTGGAGCCTTGGCTGGTGGTTTGGCTGGCTTCTCTGTCGTGGGCGGCACAGCAGCTTTTGGCGTTTCAGCAGGTGGTGGTGCTGGTGTAGCCTGTGTGGTTTTTACAGGTATAGGTTCTTCAAACGTGCCTGGATTTTTGTTGCTTGGCATTCCTTGATTACCAAGAATTGCATGTACTTCCCACGGGGCTATACCGCCTCGTTGGTTTACAAGATTCAAGTTGTACAAAACTCTTTCAGGAGTATCTCCACCCAAAACTACCTTGGCACGTTCAATTGCTTCTGGCGTTGTCAATGCACTCATAGGCACAGGCTTTTGACCCCTTACGGTCATTGCTTGTTCTCCTGGTTGAGCTTCTGGCAATGGCGGTAATGCTGGCTTGGCTGGCGCTGCTGGTGCGGCAGTTGTTGGCGCAGTAGTTGTTGGTGCGGCAGGGGCTTGCGGTGTTGCGGTAGGTGCGGCTTGCTGATTCTTGTAAGAGTCGGCCAACATTTGAGCTTCAAGCGGATTGGTGATCGTTACATCAGACACGCCAAAATTGCTCTTGATGTCTTTCCAACTGAAGCCGTACTTGTTCTCAATGTCGGCAGCAATCTTTGCCTCTTTGGGATTGAAGGTTGGTTCAATACGCTCCGCAACGCCAGCAGTTGGTGTGGGCGCATTTCCACCAATGGTTCTGGATCTGATGCCATCACCGCTTGGTTTTATTTCAGCATCACTGCCAAACTTGCTTTTCAAGTATTTCAAGCCCATACCCGCTGCGGCCAAGCCAGCGGCAACAGGAGGAGTACCGTAAAGAGCCAAGTCACGGGTTGTCTGAGGAATGTTTTGCCATGCCTCTTTGTATTCACCACGACTCAATGGTTCAAACACAGATCCTGATTCAGTAGGCTGTGTTGTTTGCTCTTGTTTTGGCCCAGGCGCTCTTGACGCATTTTCTTTGGCCAAGTCTTCAGGCTTGCTCAAGGCTGGCATTTGGCCAGGAACAATAGCATCAGACTCAGCCTTGACGGTTGGCTTGGCCGCTGCTGGCTTGGATTGCTGGTAGTAGCTACGGGCAACTGAAATCAACTCATCATCGGTTGCATCCTCTGGACCCTCAACCTTGATGATTTTGCCGTCAGGGCCTTCAACATCATGAATCATTTCTTGGGTCTCCTTACCTTGAACCCGTCATTCTTTGGCGCTTGGACCGCATTTGGAATGACCTTAAATTGATTTGACCTGTCTTGTGCTGGTGGTGCAACAGGCTCAGTGCGGTTCGTGCCGCCAGCTTGTTGTGCTGTGACTGGTCCAACTGGCAATGTCTCTTGACCAACTGGTTTAGCAAGAACAGGTGTCTCGCTCAAAGTGTTTCTGGCTCTTTGGCGAAACTCATCTTCCAATCGGCCATATTCTTTTTGCTTGACCCACTGCGCTTCGTATCGTCCAGGCTCTGGCACAAAGTTGGGATCAACCGAGCGTTCTTTTTTCAGTTGATCGGCTTTCCACTCAAGAAAAGCATTCATTTGTGCAGCAGCGTACTCGCCCTGCAATGCATTCAACTTCAACCGAGCGGCTTGATCTGTAACCTTGGCCAATTGAGTCGGCAATTGAACAAACGAAGGCATCTTCTCTTTGTTTTCAAGGTAGATCTTTTCACGCATTCCAGCCAAGTCAAAGTAACGCTCCATGTTTTGGAGTTGTTTGATTCGCTCTGGTGGTGCGCCTTCGGTTTGAGCAATACGAATTTGTTTGGCAATATCGTCTTTGGCCTGAGAAACGCTTCGCTCAAGAGTTTTGCCAGTGGCCGCTGATTGCATTTTTTGCGCAAGGGCTGAAGCAGATGCAGTTTCACCCGCTGCGTTTTTAAATGTGTCGCCTTCAACATGGGTAAACACAGTGCCAAGAACGCTACCAGTCTTGTTTTCGATTTCCTTAATCTTGTCAGCATTCAGGCTTTTGCCTTTGCTTGATGAAGCTGAATTCAAATCTTGAATTGTGTTGCTGACACTTGTGCCAAAGTTCAATGTCGATGCATTGAAGCTGGCCAACATCTCTGCTGTCTTGGGATCAAGATCTTTAAAACCACTGGCTAAGTCGGCCATTTCTTTTGAGTAGCCAGCAGCAGCACCCAAAGCACCAGCAGACTTATTTTGGTTTTCTGTGTCTGTGATGTATTTGGTGATGTAATCTTTTTGAAAGGCTTTTTGACGCTCTCTGAACAATGTCTTGTCGAGTTCTCGACTGCCACCACGGGCGGCATAGTCTTCACGGCTGATCATCTTTCCTTCTTTGTCAAACACGGAATCAATCTGACCAAGTTCATTGCGGTTAACAACAAGCATGTTGCCAGCGTCATCGTACTCAGTCTCTGACTTGACATCGCCACCAGTGATTTGACGCATAGCGCCAGTCTTGTCTCCCATGACATAACGAAGCAATGCAGTGCCAAGCTGTGGACTGTCTTTGACGGTTGACCAGCCTTTGGCTTGCGCTTCATCACGGTTGTTCAAGGTCTGATATGTTTTGGCAATATCAATCCGACCTTCTGGTGTTGAGGGATCAATTTTTGCCAATGCTTCAGCAAATGGCTTGTTCTTTTCGATTACTTGAACTTTTGTTGATGCCGCTTTGGAAACGTCTGGATCAGGTGATGCGGTCAATGCTTTCAGCGTTTTGCCGTCACCAGACTCAACAGCCATCTCAAAAACATCTCTGTCTGATTTGCTTGGAGCAATCAATGCGGCTGCGTTTATTGGCGCAACAGCCTTTGGTTCTGGTGGTGCTACTGGGGTAATTACGTCAGCCATGATTTATTCCTCAAGCAAAAAACATTTTTGCCAATGTAGGCAGAACAGCTTGCATGATGTTGCCGCCACCGCCTTGTTGTTGATTTAAATTCATTGGTGGTGGTGCGGGTGTTGCGGCCATTTGCAAAGTGGCCAGATCAGCAGATGTGTCTCTTGGGGTCAATGTATTGGGACTGATGAATGATGTTCTGCGTGGAATTATTTCATCGACCAAATTATCATTGTTGATTGGTTCAGCATTGCCTTGAGGTGGAACGGGTGCAATTACTGGTTGAGGTGCTACTGGTTGAGCCGCAACAGGAGGGGCAGCGGGAAGCAGTGCAGCGGCATTTTCATTTGCACCCACTCCTGGTGCTGATGCATCAAAAGAACGATCTTCTACTGGCGCTGGTACTGCTCTTGGTTGCGTAGAAAAAACATCAATAAATTTCTTTCTCAATGCGCTTTGAGGGTTTCCCAGTTCATCCAAGTCTTTGATGACACCAGCTTTTTGCAAGCCAAGTCCAAGCAAAGCTGCGCCCATTCCTGGCTCTCCAGGCTTAAATCGACTGCGTTCTGAACCAAGATAGCTTGTACCCAAGCCCTCAAATGATGTTGCCATGATTGCCCCTTATCAGCCGAAGCCTTTGGATTGACTTGCACCTGTCTGTGTTGTGCCTTGAGTGCCTGTAAACACAGGCGTTGTGTTGGACTGAGGAATGCCATACACCACGGACGCATACTTGTTGTAAATGTCTTGTGGAGCGCCAGCCAAGCCCACACGGGAGGCTGCGGCCTGTTGAGCAGCACTCAAGCCTGTTTGACCAAAGTTGGCCAATTGTTGAGCGGCAGTAGCACGGTTTGCTTCCACGCCAGCAGCGGCAGCGGCAGCGGCAGTTGCTTGACGCTGTGCATTCAATGCGGCCATGTTTCTGTCAGCCAGCGCCATGCGTTGGCTACCCAAAGCACCAGCACCACCATACATTGCGTTTTGCACGTTTTGTGATTCACGGGCTGATTCACGGCCAGCTTGCAAAGCGGCTTGCACTTGCTGTTCTTTGTACTGAGGGTCAAACAAGGCTTTAAGGCCACTCAAACCAGTTTGATATGCCGCACCACCTTGAGCTTCTTGCATTGCCCCTGCACGGCCAGCAACATCCATTGCTCGGCTAGCAGCGCCAGCAACACTTGGGGAAACTTCGCCATAAACATCCCTGGCTCCCCTTATGGTTTGTTGGTATGCGGGAAGCGCAGTTTCTTTCAAGAACGCTGTTTGCGTCTTTAAAAGATCAGATTGCTCTGGGGTTAACTCTGCTTTAGTTCTTTGTTCGCCTGATGATTTGCCAGAACTTCCCATGATTTATCTCCTTAATACGTTGTGCTTTGGTTTGCCAAGGTCTGTGGCTGAAGAGAAGTGTTCTGATTGCCCTGCATTTGCAATTCAGCACTGGTCATGCCTTTACCATTACCTTGGCCACCGCCACCACCCTTACCCATTGGCTGGCCAGCAGAATTGCTGCCACCGCCAATTGTGTTTGGGTATGGGTTTGAATTTGTTGCGCCATTATTTGAGGCAACAAAATTAGGATTGATTGGAGCCAAAGCTGTGTTGCCATTGGTATTTGGCTGACCCATTGTTGGCTGTCCAGACATCGTAGAAATCTGGCCACCCTTACCTGATCCTGGCTCACTACTTGCAGACTGGCCAGCGCCTTTAGATGCGGGGTCAGATGTCTGGCTTGATTGAACTTGTGCTGATGGAGCGCCCATGATTTCCCTTATCGGAAGAATTTACCAACCATCCAGCAGACCGCTGAATAACGTGTTCCTTCTTCAATGTCCTCAACGCCATGCACGAGGAAGCTTGGGAACACCAGAACTGTGCCTTTGCTTTGCGGGGGGTAATACTTGTCTTGCCCGTTCTGGATGTAGAACTTGCCACCCTTGAAATCGTCGTTTAGGAAGGCCAATACCGTGAGTTTACGACAATCATCGCCATGTGCCAAGAAAGTATCCACATGAGCCGTATATCGGCCTCCAGTGGGATAAATCAAAAACTCAGCCTGATTGGAGTGAGTAATGTCAAATTTCCAATGGTGATAATTTGCAGCCATGCCAACAGCGGCCAAACGACCACCAATATCCTTGTAGGTAGGTAACATAACCCGCTCTACGTTTCTGATGGATTTATTGATTTCTCCAGATCCAATTCCAATCACAGGAGGTTCTTTGGGCACGGCAGATTGGCTGTACAGCTTGATTAAAGAATCGCAAGCTTCTTTGGTCAAAATGTCTGTATAAATGACATGCTGCATGTCTTGCCTGGGCAAATTTAGACCCTCACGCTTGTCAAACTTCCATTCTTTGTGCGGTCCATCAGCATCAACGTAATGCAAAAAAACTTGAGCTTGCCACTCACCCTTAAACTTTTTGCGCCAATGGTGCTTTTCCATCCCACGGTACAAAACAGCATCGCCAACAGACATTTCGATCTTGCTGGCATTTTTACCGCCCTCGTCGCCCATGTAGATAGGCCAAGGCTTGCCTTCAAAGCCAAGAGTAAGGGTAGCGCTTATCTCGCAAGCCTCACGATCCGTATGGATCTCTAACCTTTCTCCTGGCTGATACAAACGAGCATAGCTGTATGTGGGTAGCAATCGCTTGCCAGCATATTTTTCAAAGTGAGGCAAAAGATCAACCAAAAGCTTGTCAAAAATCATAGCCCCGTGGATGGCTTCTGATTTAGGGCATTGAGCATCTTTGACGGTGACTTGCTGAGAAACCAACCGCTTCAGTTCCGCAGTCAATTCTTTGCAATTTTCAATGTCAAGGAATCCCTTGAGATGTACATACTTTTCAATAGAGAACTGAGACAGTTGATTACACATTAAGCCTCCACAGGTGGTTTAGGTTCAGGAATAGGTTTAATTGATTGGTCGGCAGGGTCAAACCAAAATTTGTCGGCAACGACATTGTCTGCACAATTTACCCAAAACATAAATGGCTCGGCAACTGGAAATGTGTTTTGATTGCTTTCCACTTGAGCGACACGATAACCAGAATTGCATTTTTCATTTGTTGAAATTAAAGCCTTCATCAATACAACTCCTCAATAATCACAGCACCGACAGATCCGCCACCGCCATAACCCCCACCATTTCCAATCCCCCAAACTCCCGTGCCACCTTGGCCTTGCGTTGTCGCATAAGTTGTGGAGAGTGGTGCTGGTGTAGCAGCTTTTCCACCACTTCCACCCTGCGTTCCAGATCCATTGATATTTCCATTAGATCCAGATCCAACGCTACCACCGTTTGCTGGCAAAGCTGTTGAGTATGAGCTTGATGATGGTGATGTCCCAGCGCCTCCGCCAGTTGCAGTAATTACCGTCAAAGGAGAAACGCCAAAAGAGGAACTATTTCCAGAAGCATTTACGCCAACCGCAGAACCAACAGTAAATGGCACAGCCGAAGACGGCAAGGAGACTGCTGGATAAACTCTTTGCGCAAAACCACCTCCACCACCACCAGAGCCCCACCCCGTTGGAGCAGAAGCACCACCACCACCAGACCCAATAACTGTTACCTTAATGGCTTTCAGAGAGGGTGTCTTGATAAATGTGCCTGGGATAGAGTATTGCGTAATAACAGGAACGCCTGTGACGTTGTTTGCGGTTTGTTGTAGCGTCGAGTCAGGAAATGTGACTCCAGTTGAACCTATTGATGTGGTTGCCATGAATTCTCCTTTTAGCCAGCAGCGATGGTTCCAGTGGATGAAATTGTCACAATGGTTGTTGCACCATATTTAATTACCAAGTTTCCGCCAGACTCCTCAATGGTGAAATTGGTTGTTTGCAATGTCGGTGCAGATCCTTCAATGTCAATAGGCCAGATTCCAGTTGCTCCAGTACCATCAGTTGCAGGAATATCCACGCCAATTTCTAAGCCAAGACTATTTCTTGCGTCTGAAGCAGTTGCGGCATTTGTGCCGCCCTTTGAAATGGGGACTGGGGCATTTAATTGAGTTGGTGGAATTTGCCCTGACGAATCAAGTCCGTTGGCAAAATTTGCCAGATTCATTGCTTGGGTCATTTTGAGCCTTTCAGCATTTCAAGTTCAGATTTTAGGCGTTCAAGTTCTTTTTGCATATCGTTAAACAACTCTCTCATGCTTGGCTTGTGTTCAATTTGGATTGGCATGTCCATACCCAAAACAGCAGCCCCGCTTAAAGAAGATGCAGATGCCTCGCCAGAGCTTTTGAAAGATACAAATTGAGAAGGCTGCCCACTAAATGGTAAAGAACCAACTGCCGTGTAGCCATAAAGCAAGGGATTAGATCCAACCATTGTGTAGTCAGTTCCAGGCTTCAATAAGGAGCCGTTGAGCCACATCAAGTGTGAGTTTCTATAGAACTGGGTTGGAAAAACCACATTGGTGTTGGCATATGTAGTCTGTGTGTAATTCTCTGAAAAAATCAAAGTATTTGCGTTGTTGAATGCAAAAACCACAATATTCATGTTGCCACCGACTGATGGCGTAATCAGTTCATAACCTTGATTTGTTCCAATGTAGTCGTAATCACTGTCAACAATTAAAGCGCCATTGATAAACAAAACTTCAGCGCCATCAATATTTGTGCTTGGAATAATTGCCTGACCAAATGAAAGCGTTTCGTACTGAACAACAAAAGGCACTTTGTCTGCTGATGTGTCTGCATCAATCAGCCTGATGTAGTACATCTGAATAACGTCATTCAGCGCACATGCACTTGATAGGGTAACGGTTGTAGATGTTCTTGAATAGTCGCTACTTGGATCAAGAAATGCACCATTTCTAAAAACCAAAATTTGATCAGGCTGCGCATTTGAAAAGCTGAAAGCAGTTTGTCCAGCGGTTGCATATGTTTGCAATGTGCTGTACAACACAGTGTCCACTGGGGCGGCTTGAACAACTCGACCAAACTGATCCACCTCAACAGTAGAAGTTGAGGCGGGATCAAAAGAATACCCACCAGTGTCTCGACCTTGTCCATATGGATCAAGATTCAAATTGACGATTCCGTTCGCTCCAAGGTTGGAATAGCCAATTCGCCCATCGGTTGGACTTGTGATATTGGTCACAATCAAACCAGATCGACTGTACACATCAATTGATGGATTGGAAGTTGTTGTTTGAGCAGTTTGATTTATCCAACCAGTGACATCGGGCGCATCATTGGAAAGATTGAATTGAGTGGTGTTTCCGCCTGTAGTCCTCACCCATAAATTCAAACCAGACAAAAATGTGCCGCCAGCAGAAAACCAAAGGTAATCGGCAGGATTGTTGTCAATTGCAATGATGTCGGATGCTTGAAGGCCAAAGTAACTTTTGCCAGTGGGATCTGACGATAATCCGCTTCCATTTTCATCATCAGCATATCTCACCAACAAATATCTATATGGCGACTCAACGATCAATGGCGAAGATGAAATGATGCCAAGCTCATCAACAGCCCCTAATGTAGCCACATCCAGATTAATTGTTGTTCCATAGATGTAGGGGATGTAGCCGATTGGCTTGTTTTCAGCGGGAACAAATGAAATGTTGCGCCCACCAAAAGACCGATAAAACAACTGATTGGTTGTGCCAAAGTCAAAGGGCGACCACTCATAAACCGTCGGGTCTGTTGAAATGGTGTTGTCGGTTGATGTGGCCAAACCATAAAACAACTTGTCTGTTGGACTATCACTGATATTCGTGCCAGCACTGTCATCAGCAAACTTGACATTCATCCACTGATCAAACGGCTTGAACGGGTTGTCCAAATCGATGGAGCGAAGTGGAACAAGACGCCAGTTTTGATTTAAGTCTGGCGCTTCTTGTGAGGCTGCAAATGTGGCATGTCTACCTCCAGCAGTAACCACCCACAAGGTCTTAGTTGCGCCAAAACCTCCCGTTACTTGAAACCATGTGTATTGGGTTGGGTTGGTGCTTTCTGTGACCGTCTCTGTGTTGAACAACCCAAAGTACAGTCGGCCATATGGGTTGTCGCTAAAGTTCAATCCAGCAGGGCTGTCTGCATACTTCACATCCAAGTATCGATACTGATATTGAATCAGCGTTCCAACAACATTGGAAATAAAGCCTGTAGATGGGTTATTGTTGACAGGATATTGACCTGGAGGAGTGCCAGAGCCAAGGTTGGCCAAGATGTAATTAACCGCCTCGGCAATCTCCGAGATCGTTGGATTTCCATCAAGGGCAAATGGCATTAGAACGCATCCTCTACAACAGTGGCTTGCCAGTTCATGGCAGTCATATTCCAAGTGTCGGTGGCATCATTTGATTCCACCTTGATTGACACGGTGCGCACAGAGTTTTGCTGTGTAGTCACCCAAGGATTGTCGGTCACAATGCTCACAACACCCGTTTGTCCATAGATTGGGTCTTGGGCGGTGGAGTTTGCCCCGCCAACCGTGATGTCAACAGTACCAGAGCCAGCAATTTCAGGCAAAGCCCTGTGGATGTAGGTTTTGCAGGAATAGGGCACTGGACCCTTTTCTGTTTGCAAAACCACATTGTTGCGCTCAAACAACACGGGAATTGGATCGCCATTGAATGAATTGCCTTGCCCTGTTTGGTTCAAGGTTGCGCCCGAAACACCGCCACGGCCATAAGTCACGCAGCGTGAGGCATACATGAATGCGGCTTCATCGATGCTGTAAACAGGTGATTCACAGGCATTGCAAGCGCCATCAACATCTTTGGGCGCATTCCAGACGTTCAGGTCATATCGCCAAGACAACATCTTGTTGCACCAGCCCGTGCTGTTCAAGTCGGGGTAGTAAATCTCGATTTGGTATTTCTTGGTGTTGTTGACCACAAACAACCTGTCTCCATAGGTTGGACTGAGGTTGTCAAAGAAGTAGTTTCTGACCTTTTGGTTGCCCAGCGACTGGAATTGCGACCCATCAAAAACCCAAATGTCACGACTGTCAACGCCATAGACGTTTTGGTCGGTGTTCGCCCAGCAGTTGTTGTTCAACAAACCACGACCCTGGTTGAACAGTCGCACACCAAAAATGGGTGCTGTACTGCTTTGGTAGGCGATAGGGCTAAACACTACGGTGTCCCAATATGAGCAGACGTAAAAGTTGCCGCCAAGGAAAAACCCGTCGATCAAAGGCCCACGGACGGGCACTTCTTGTTCGTTGGCAATGTTGGTCAGGGTTGGCTCCCAAGTGGCTGGAACACCTGTTTGAGCAAACGCTTGCGACCATCTGACGGTGGTTGGATAGTTGACGGTGACGCTGGTATCCAAATCCTGGGTCAAGTTGCCAGCAATCAGGATGTTGCCCACATTGGGAGAGCAGAAATTGCGCATAAACCCAGCACGGGTGGCCAAGACGTTTGTCCCGTAGTTCCAGACATAGTTGTCGGGCGATGTGTCGTAAAGCCTGATTTCTGTGTCCGTGGGGCGGTAATACATCGGTGGGCGCAAAGTGTCATTGATGAAGAACACACCACCAACCCACGATGCTGTAATGTTCAAATCATCGTTATAACCAGAAAGAGCAGCCGATGGATTTGCGCCAAAACCTGGGGTTATATTGGTAATTCCAAGTTGATTGATTTGATACCACCGACCTTCACGAGTGGCTGCAACATAAACCCAGTTTGCTTCAGTTCGGAAATTGCCGTCGATGAAGATTGTGTGGCCAGGAATAGCCGACAAAATAGATTGTTCGCCATTGATCTTCTTCATCCCACGCACATCAGCTTCTACATTCAGGCCGTTGTTGTATTCATCGGGGCCAAGAGCGTTACTGGGAACATCGGGCGTGAAGCTCATGTTCGTAAATGGTGTGCGCAGACGGCTGTAATCAGACATGCTGTTCCTCGGTCATTTGCTCTAGATTGCGTATCAACCGAGCATCAGATGGGTTGAATTCCAGAGCTTGTTTGCAGTATTCAACTGCCTTGTCTTTCATACCCAAATGCCAACAGGCGATGGATGCTAAATCATAAGGCTTTTCGGTCCAAACTGTGGGGTCCATTGTGTACACAGCAGCCTTATTTGTTATGGCCAAAGCCGACATTGAGGCCGAATAGCATTCTGGCCACATACTCAGTCGGTAGCACAGCATGGCCAAATCCACCCAAGGCTCACGGGTGTCTGGCGCTTCAGCACAGGCCAGCCGCAACCACTTGATTGCCGCCCAGTCCTGCTTAAGTTCTGCATGGGCTTGGCCAAGAAGTCGCATGGCGTAGCACCGCTCGTTTTGCCAAGTGGCCTGAGGCATTTCAAGGTACTTGTTCAAGGCGGTGATGGCTTCACCCCAGCGCCAGTTAAAAGTCAACTCACGGGCGTGATAGAAGGCGTTTCTGGGGCAATCAGGATCTTCTTTGACCGCCACATCCAGCAAGTCCATATATTGGCTTCTGGACTTGGTCGGATCGGGGTGGTGGCTGACCAAAAGCATGTCAGTGTGCGCCCAGACTTCTTTGGTTCTGGGGTCGGGCCTTGGATATTCATGGCAAGGGTGATGCCAAAAATAACCATGACGATGATGGATTTTTTCGTAGTAGAAAGCAATTCCGCACCCCCAGTCGAACTTGTATCGCAGTCGGGTTGTGTCGGCTGTCCAGACACGCTCAATCTCTTCACGCCATCCTGGCTCCAAGATTTCATCAAGGTCCAGAGAAATGCAAACATCTACGTCATCAGGCAAAAGAGCGAGAGTGGCCTCACGGGCTTTGTCAAAGCGCCAGGGTCGAATGCGAATGGCGGCAACGGCTGCGCCACATTCTCTGGCCAACCCAACTGTGTCGTCAGTCGATCCAGTGTCGCCAATCAAAATGATGTCAGCATCTTTGGCTGATTCACAAAAGCGCTTGACAAACTTCTCTTCGTTTTTGCTGATGGCGTAAACGGCTATTTTTAGTTTATTGCTCACTGTCTTTACCTTTCATTGCATTACTTTATTTTCCAAAGCCTCCACCACATCACTGTACGGCAAATCAATGAATGCCTGTACCACCAATCGCACATTGTCGTTTTCGGGTGCATATTGATACCCATTGGTTCTGACATCCCCATCAATCGTCACAGAATGCGGCTGTGTTGCGTTCAGTATCCACACGTCCCCGCTCTCAGCTTTAAAAGACTCGACAATTTTGATCTTGTCTGGGTTGACATTTATGTAACCCTTGCCGTTGTCGCTAGTCCACCTGTCATCCCGCTCAATTTCTCCCTCCCAAAAGGAGGTGACTTCTCCATTGACATGTTGGTAAAAGTTGATGACACACTTTTCTTCGGTGTGCGTATGCGGGCCAAGGAGCGAAATCTCAGAAAAATTAACGCCAATCACATATGGCCTGACATTTTCTGGAAGAACTTCTTTTACAACGTCGACTTGTTTGCGTTGCAAATATCTTCTGACAACATGGTGTTTGCCAATGTTGTCTTCTCCATGCCTACCAAGAACAAAAGATGATCTGTTTGGCTTTTGAAACTCTACAAAAAGTTGAATTTTTTTGGCATACTTCATTTGAAAAGCAGTCCATAGCAATCAGTGACAGCAGTCACCGATGTGTCTCCTGTTTGAATATAAATTTGTGTTGGCCGATTTATGCTTTTTTCGTTTATCAATAAATTTCCTGCACACAAAAACAGCTTAGTGTCCTTGGGAAGAATTTGCTCTTCATTGGCAACCAATTTAAAAGACTCAAGTTGCACATGAGTATGTTTTTTAAAACGCTCATCAAGGCAAAATACCTTTGACTCGCCAACAGATGTATGTTCAAAAACACCAGGAAAATAATCAGATGGGCGCAAAAAACAACCTGTTGCAAAATCTTGCATTTCCGTGTTTGTTGATACGTTTTTGTTTTTGAACCTACCGCAAGCCCAAAACGTGTAGCATGAATAATTGTTGTCAATGATTGCAGTGACGATCTCACCGTCAGAGTATGTGTTCTCTATTAAAACGTAGCCAAATGCTGCATATGGTTTTTGAATCATGATTACACCTCTACAACATTAGATACAACAGAATCTGGCAAAGAAGAAAGCGGTTCTTCCATAGGAAGCAACTCACTCACTTGGTAAGAAGTTTCCTGCCCAACCATTTGTCTATACTGTTGTTGAGCCGCAAGATTGGCATTGAAAGTTTCATGCCTTTCCTGCTGCTCTGCGTGATAGATGCCAGACATAGCAATTCTTTTTTTAATTTCAACAGGGTCTGTGATGTCTGGCCACATATTGACTGGCTGATAGGCGTAAGCTGGATAGTCATCAGGATTTTGTGACTGCGTTGCATCTGACGCAAATGAAACAATCAAAGAATTTGACTGCTCATCAAAGCCTTGTATTTTCATGTAGAGAGTATTCATAAATTCTCCAAGTTAACCTACGCCACCTTGGCGAGTCCCCGTGACAGGCCAAGTGACAAATGGGTTTCCAACAATATAGTTTCCAGCGGCTCCACCAGCGGCTGGCGTAGATGTTCCTGCTGCTCCACGCCCACCCCCTGGGCCACCTCCACCAGCACCAGGTCCTTCGGGTATGCCACCAGATCCACCAGCACTTGAAGTGCCAGCAGCTCCGTTATAAGTATTGGTTGCACCAGGGCCTCCAGCGCCACCAACAGTGCCAGCACCGCCACCGCCACCACCGCCAGCATATGTGTATGACGTTGTTGGGCTTTTTACTGGCCCTGCTGGTGTTCTGTATCCTTGGCCGCCACCGCCACCACCGCCACCACCAGCAATGGTTCCATTGTTAGTGACTGTTACAGGTCTGTTTACATACAAGGCAGACCCTCCAGCAGAACCCGCTCCTCCACTGGAATATGCGCCAAAATTTGCTGGTGTGTATGGCAGTCGAGGACCTCCGTAACCGCCACTACCACCAGCACCTTGTATTAAGCCGTTGTTGACAATGGTTACCGTGTCTGTTGGACTAAAGGCATTTGGCACAAGAAGCGCATATGCGCCAGTTGATGAAGATCCAATGGTGGTTGGCGCAGGAACATTGACTGTAATGTCTGATTTTCCTGCGGCATATGACGGACTTCTATTTGTGTAGACATCATAGCTGTTGCCAGAGGCTGTGAGAGATATGGCTACACGCCCAGCTTCTGCGCCCAGCAAAATAGACATCATTGACATATTAAGTCAACCCCGATCCTGTGATGATTGCGCTTGATGCAGACAAGAAATAAATAGTTGCCATGCCATACAAGCCCAGCGTTCTGTTGCCAGTTGTTGATGATGATTGTCCAGACCACTGCAATGTCACACCAGTACCTTGTGTAATGGTTTGACTTGAGCCTGAGTTGTTGTAAATAGTGGTCACCATGCCAGCAGACATGATTGAATTATTTACTGTGACACCACCTGTGGTGATCGAAATTACTTTACCGTTGTCTGATGCTGCCACAACATAGGCTGACGTTTGCGAGTTCAATGGCAAAGAGCGCAAGTTTCCTGCGGCATCCAAAACAGATGTTCCAGTAATAGCGCCAGCACTGAAGTTGCCAGATCCATCACGCTTGACAAGTGCGTTGGCAGTATTAGCGCTGTCAGCGGCAAGCGATGTATCCCAAGCAGTTCCCGTGGAAACAGCCACACCAGAGCCAGGGTATGTGGTTGGACCAGTCGGGCCAGTCGGGCCTGTTGCGCCAGTGCTGCCAGTTGATCCTGTTGGTCCAGTTGGACCAATAGATCCAGTAGGACCCACATCTCCTTGAACGCCCTGAACGCCTTGAACACCCTGTGGACCAGTCGGCCCTTGAATGCCCTGATCGCCTTGAGGCCCTGTTGGACCTGTTGATCCTGTAGGGCCTACAACAGTTGAGTCTGCGCCAGTGGGTCCTGTGGGTCCCATTGGGCCTGTAGGACCAGTCACACCAACGGTTTGAATAACAGCAATCAAATTGTGATTGTTGGCAAAACCAGTTGTACCAGTACCAGATGAAGTGTCAAGGGCAACAGCACATGTGATAGATGTGTTTGGAACAACAACTGCATTTGCTGTCAATGTCCATTTTTGGTAATTGTCTGAATTTGCTGCATCTTGCAAAATCAATACATCGCCAGTCTTCAGCAAAGACAAAAACAAATCAACATCAATGTTGTTTGATGTTAAGTGACTGAATACCAAACTCGTGGCTGATATTTGTGTTGCGTTGTTCCAATAAACATGGCCGCTTGTTGGTGTGCCAGATGTTTGATTGGTGTCAGCTTGGTATTGATAGAACGAGGAAGAGCCGCCATCTGCGCCTTGCGCACCCGTAGGCCCAGTTGGACCTGACGCACCTGTTGGGCCAATATCGCCTTGTGGGCCTGTTGGACCAAGACTACCCGTAGGTCCAGTTGGACCAGCCACACCTTGAGTACCTTGCTCACCTTGAACGCCCTGAGATCCTGTTGGACCTTGAATACCTTGAATACCTTGAATTCCTTGAGGACCCGTTGGGCCAGTTGGTCCAGTTGGTCCAGGCGCAGTTGAATTAGCGCCAGTCGGACCTGTGGGGCCAAAATCTCCTTGTGGCCCTGTTGGGCCAGATGAGCCAGTTGGCCCCGAAATTCCTTGAGGTCCTTGAACGCCAGTTGGTCCAGTAGGTCCAGTTAAGCCAATGGGTCCAGTTATTCCCATAGGTCCTGTTGGCCCTGACGGCCCTGTTGGACCTCCGCTAACAGACAAATACCAGTTTGGAGCAACTCCTGGCTCTTGATTCAAACTTGTGGTCAAAGTTATCCATGAGTTTCCCTCATGGGTAACTACATCGTAAGGTTGATAGGTTGTTGCAGAATCCCAAAAACCTCGAAAAACAAAACCTTGGCCAGTTGGGCCAGTAGCTCCTGTTGGGCCTGTTGGGCCTGTTGGGCCTGTTACGCCAAAGCGAACGGTGTTGCCATACAAGCCGCTTGTTTCGGCTCCTGGCGCTGCAACAAGTGCGTTATTGGCTGAATTCCCATAAAGACCGCTTGTGGCCATGATTTACCTCACTTAAAGCTGTAGCGATAGTCACGGGGCTGGAATTCAGAAGTGAGGTGACGATCACCACCACTCCATTTGTCCTTGAAGTTCTGATCTTCAATCTTGCCGTAGGCATCGTTGAATCGGCCATCCCATTTTTGGGCCTCTTCGTTGTTCTTGTTCTTGTCGTAGTACGCCCACAATGTGCCGTACATGTAGCCTTCAGGGAAAGATGCCAAGGCTGAATTGTTTTGCACCACAGGCATGTCTGGGTCTTCTGTTGGGCCAAACAAGAATGGGAAGGTGCGAATGTAGTACGCCTTGATGGTTGTGTTGGCTCCAGGATTGGGTGTGAAGATGTAGTTGGGGCCAACTTCACTGAACGAAGCCCGAATCACACGGGGTACACCAAACGGGCGCACATACAACTGGTCAATCATGCGTCTGCGAATGATCTCACGGTCACCAACACGGTCATAAATGATCCAAGGACCAAAGCCCGTAGCGTACTCGGGTGTTTCTGGCGCTGGTGTTTCTTGGAAAAACAAGATTGGCCAGTTCATGTCGGCAGGAATGGGGGCCATGCCCTGCTCGTTGGTTGTCAGAATGGTTGGGTCAAGAGGGTCGTATGGGTTGGTGCGCAAGCCTGGAAGTTCAATCACACGCATCTTGAGTTCGGCAAGCTGAATGCTGGCCTGAATCTCCAATGCCGACTGAGTGGGCATCTTGAGGATGACTGCGCCAGGATAGGAAAGGTTTTCCCAGATGGCATCAGGGTCGCTGACGGTGATTGCTGTGTCCGACACCGCCAAGACGTATGTGTAGTTGGAAATACCGTTGGCAATAAAGTCACCAGGGTAAACAAACGGTCTTGGGTCGGCAGAAGTGGTGATCTCGCCAGTCTCGGCATCAAACGATGTGGCGGTAATACTGAGTGCCGATGGAATTGCCCCTACCCACTGTGCTACTCGACTCACCAGAGCGTTAGCAGATTGAATAAATAGGGACATAGACTACCTCACTTGGTCGCAATTGCTGGATTGTATGGGAGGGGAATCTTGCCACTCGGATGACAAACAAAGTCCGAATAGTACTGATTCACAATCGCATAAAACTTGATTTTGTCAGCCTTGTCACGTTTGATCAACTCCCAAGGGCGGTTATTGAACCACTTGGAACTGATCTCATGCGCAAAGCATTTGGGGAGATTCATCGCCTCAAAAGTTCCAGCAAAGATTGGGTTGTCAGTTGTACCCATGCGCTGATAAAACTCTCGACGGTCTTTGCAATACTGACGAACAGCTTCCACGTTTTTTTGGTTGTATTGGACGTATCGGTTGCCGTCAACAGCGCCTACCTTGTAGTCAATGTTGTCGGTCTTGAACGTCTGCGACCAAGTGCCTGACTTGACCTCATTGAACAACTTGTCGTTCTTGCGGAAAACGCCATCGATGCCTCCTTCAAGGTTGCCCTTCATGAAGTAGTCTTCGTTGACTTCAGGTGTTTCGTCTTTATCCAATTCCATACTTTGCTCCAAATAAAAGGGAAGCCCCGAAGGGCCTCCCATTCTTGACCTTAGGCCAAGTAGCGTTTGACTTGAGCAGCAGGACGTGCGGTTGTCACCACAGCGCCAGTTGTCATAGCAGCCAACACAGCCACACCAGCAGGGTTGCGCACAATCAATGTGCCTTCCATGATGTACTGGTCCAAAGAAGCGTCAGCGTTGCTGAACACTTCGTTGTTTGGTCCGAGTTCACGCAAAGAACCCCACTGAACAACATCAGGATTCAAGAAGAGAATCGAAGTGTTGTCAGCACCAGTCTGATCCATGATCCAGTTGTCATCGATCTGATAGGTGTAGTTGAAGTCACCTTCGTATGTACCAATCGTGTCACCCTTGTCAGCAGGGTTGAAACGGTTGATAGAACGGCTCTGAGGAATGTTGTCAGAGATGGTGGTACGCAACGAGGTTGGAACAACCATGTTGGTGATCTTGGCATTGAAACGCTGTTCGGCCACGGTGACCAACTGCTTGTACAGCACGGGGCTGAAAGCTTGCAGGGTCACGCCAGAACCAAAAGTGAAGTAGCCAAGGCCAGCGTTGCTCAACACGCCATTGAAAGGAGTGTTGGTGTCAACGGTGCTGCCAATGGTGTCGTTGCTGTCGCTGGTAGCGATGTTCAGAACGTCAGTGCCATCAGTTGCGTTGCCAGAGCGAGTGCCAGCAAAAGCGTACAAAGAGCCAAAGCGACGACCGTTGTTGGGCGAAGAACCTTGGGCAGCGTCCTGACCAGCGTACTTGATAGAAGCACCGTCAGCACGAACCATTTGCAGTTCAACGTCAAACATGATCTCAGTCAATTGCTTGACTTCTTGGTATGCCTGAGGATCACCACCAGCTTGCTCAACAGCACGGGCAGTACCAGTAGCACCAATGGTGGTGGTAAAGATCTGTGTGTAGTTGCCCAAGTTGGCACGGGTGTTGTTTTCCGACTGGCTGGTGCTGACAGCAGCGCCTTCCAACTTAGCGTTCAAGCTAGGTGTGCGGAAATAGTCGATGGGCCAAATGTGCAGAGTCGAATTGACTTTGCGCTTTTTGGACATCGCCATGTTGGTGATGGGAGTGCGGTCTTTGACGTAGTTGGACACGGTCATGTCCAAGTCTTTGACCACGATGTCGGTTGCGTATGGGCCGTTACCGTTACCCAAGTTTGCGGAGGTGATAGTAGACATTTTTGTTCCTTAAAGATTAGCTACGGCTTCTTCGGTTTGCCTGTAGCATGGTTGCCAAAAGATCCCGTGCGGCATTCTTATCACCTTTTGCGGCTCGTTCTTGGAGTTGTTGGCTGGGAGGAGTTGGCGATGTCTTGGCTCTTGCAACAGGCTTACTGGTTGCGGCCAGCGAACCTCCTGCGTTCTTCACTTTCGGACCTTCTCGGAACTTCATGCCATCCCGAATCAATCCCAAAATGTACTCATCACTGGATAGCAAATCGATGTTTGGCACACCAGGGATGTAGGAGCCATTTGCACCCTTCCATTCCTTCGACAGCTTATCTCTCAGTTCCGTGAAATTGGCTTTGTTGGCCAACTCTTTGTCGCTGAAACTCTGTCTGGCTTGCTCAAGTTGTTCTTGCACAAACTGCGACCGAGCTTGATAAAACTGCTCAACCTTTGGCCTGTTTGATTTGATGAACTGGGCTTTTTCCTCAATCAGTTGGGTGTTTTGGCGAATTGCCGCATCTGCCCTGCTACGTTCAATCTCGTCCGTAGCCTGATTGCGAATCATCTCCCATTGTTGGTTGTACTGTTGCAGGGTTATCAGTTCGTCTGCCGCACTTTGCAGTTGCGGGACAACCGTTAACTCCAGCCCAATTTGCAAACCATCAAGTTCACTTCGTCGCTTGGCCTGAAACTCTTCAAACTCTGCCTTTTCGGCTTTAAGTTTTCTCGCATTTTCATGTATAGCACTGCCCTGACCAAGAATGGAAGCCGCTTTTGATGCTGTCAACTCAACAAAACCGCCTTCTGCGTCTTTGTTTGGAATTTTCAACACTACATTCGGATTCTGCTCCGCAAACTCTAGGAAATTGACGGCTTCGTTTACACCTTCGGTGGACTCTACCTGCTCCCCATCGTCAGACGGCTCTTCAGTCGTTGCAATACTTACTTCAGGTTCGGCTTCCTCTTCAGGAGCCGCCTCGGGTGCTGGACCATTTCCAGTTATACCCGCTGGTGGCGGCTGACTTCCATCTGGTTGCGGTGTGTTACGCCTGTTGGCGGCAATTAACGCAGCTATGGAGTCGGCAGTTGGTGCGCTACCAGTTTGCTCAGTGGCGGGTGCTGTTGCACTTACGTCTGACATATCTTACCCTTTTTTCTCTAAAGTTTCAGCCTTCTTTAAGGCCACCTTTCCAAGATATTCCTGCTTTTCAATGAAGGCAATGAAATCTCGGACCCCAGCAACAAAATGTGCGTTGCTAATTCGATCAGCGTCTGTTTTGTCATCTTCCAGGCGCTCTAACAAGTAAAACCTGTACAGGTTGAACATCAATGCAAAGTCTTGGTTCAATAGGAGGCGGCTGGCGCACTCCCCATTTTGTAAAACTAGCGTCCGTTGTTCGTGGCTTGCCTCCTTGTATGTGTGTTCAATTCTTGTCCTGCGGTTGAATGCATCTCTGATGCCCTTTACCAAGCTTTTCATTGCAATCCTTTATCAATCAATTTGCACAGCACTCAATTTGCCACGCTTGGCGGCAAGACCTTCGTAATAGTTGTCGGCATCGATGTCTTCTGCCTTTTTGACCAGCAAAGCAGCGTTGGCCACCTTTTCGTCCACGGAAGCTTTGTTGAGTTCCATCTTGGACATTTTTTCCTGGTCATCCATGCTTGGACCTTGTTGCGCACGAGCTTGGGCCATCCGAGCGGCTTCTTCCATTGTCGGCAAGTAAGCGTCAACATCCTTGATACCCAACACACGCAAAGTGTCTTCGTATGGGCGACGAACTTTGACAAAAAGCTCGGGGACGCTGGGGTCAAGCTGCATGACGGCCTGGGCAAATGCGGTTTGGGTTTGGACGATCAATTGCTGGCGGGTCAGGCGGTTTTCCTCAGACAGGAAGCCCAAAGCAAGATCAATGTTGATCAGCTTGCGGTCAATAAATTCGAAGTTCGCCATTGACTGGGCATCCAAGAAAGGCAAGCCTTTGGAAACAACGCCAGCCAGTTGCTGGATGTTGTAGTCGTCAGCGTACTGGATCATGGTGCGCCACATCAGGTAGATCATGTCCCGCACACCAATGGCGCAGTTCTTGACCATTTCGTCCTGGATCAATTGATTTGGACCCATTGCCAATTGCAGCTTGTAGCCGCTGTTGCCGTCCTTCATCACTTCGGGGTTCAGCACATCGTTGGGGCTGGTCATGCCAATCATGGCCATTTTGTCGGATTCAAACCGCTGCATGGCCGACTGGACATACGCCAAATTGCCCTGCATGGGTTCAAATTCGTAAACGTGCTTGGTAGCGTCAAACTTGCGGTCCAAGATGAACAAGGCCGACACGCCACGCTGAATTTCCTCGGCATCGACAAATTCTGGGTTTACACCGATGCGTGGGGTGGACGCTTGCATGGCAAATGCCATCTCAGCACGGGCAATTGCCGTGGCGTACTCTTGCATTGGCACAAGGCGCTCACCCAGGCTGTAGCCAAAGAAGTTGCCCACAATTGGCTTGGGACACATGTTGGCAATTGGAATGAACTCGACTTCTTTGACGTACAGGACGTAGGAGCCAGAAAAGCAGCACTCAATCAACTCTTCTTCGCCATCGCCATCGATGTCACGACGAATCCAGGCGGTGGTCAACATCACCACACGGCTGTAACGGTCAGCGCCCTGAGAGGCGATCACACCCTGGCCAGGAACTGGGGTTGAGTCACGAGCGTGAAGCGCCAGATCGTTTTCCAAAGCGCCAGCTTGATAGGCTCCAGCGGGGCCGTAGGCAGCGTGGTCGGCAAACTTCTCCATGTCGATGTATGGATAAAGTTCTTTGGCCTCATGGATTGTCATGGGGTCATAAAAACCGCAGAAGTCTTGCTCTTGGATGGTGGAAATGGTTGGGTTGCAGACCCAGTAGTGCTGGGCAACGTGCTTGACCTTGATCTCGGTGGAATAGCCTGTCAACTTGTACTTGGCACGGTAGATCGTGTTGTTGCGCAAAGCTTCGGCCATCTCATCGGTTGGGTTGATCTCTTGTTCCAACTCGGTTTCGTCGGGGGTCATGGCTTCTTGCATTGCGCCTTGCAAGTCAACATCGATCTTGCGCATTTGCTGGCGCTTGGCTGTCAACCCCTTGTCAGCAGCCATGATCTCAAAAGCTCTTAATTGATCTCTTGTGCCTTCAACTTCCTTGTACTGCGTGATTGGAGTGCGGATTGGAGAGATCATCACAATGCCGTTTTTGTGCAAAAAGGCATCTTGCGCCCAGTCACGAATGACTTGGTAGGCATCGTTTTTAGAGTTGATCATGTACTTGACCATCTCGGTTGCCTGACGGGCTTGTTCTGAGTCTTGCTCGGTGAACCGCTCAAACTCAAACTCCACCTTGCCGTTTGGCATCAAGCATTTGGTGGCGATGGCCGTTGCATAGTCAATGCCTGGGGTCACCACGGGGTGGATGTAGTCAATGCCACGGATAGGCTCGGTGGAATTGGAGACAGGGATGTTGAGGTATTGGTAGTCGGTGAAGCGGTTGTAGGTGTTCTTGGATTGCGTCAGACGGAGGTAATCCACCATCTTGACGTACACCTCATGAGCCACTTTACGAACTAAGTCACCATTGCCCGATGGGCTTTCGATGCCGTCAACGATGATGTTTTGTTTATCTAGCATTTTTAAATCCTTTGGACCTTGCCTTCAATTGGCGGTGGTCGTTTGTATGCGAAACCGTTTGATTTACCTAGCAAGCTTTCGCCATGCCCCTGTACCAAAGCCAAGACTCCAATCCTTGCCGAATCAATGTGATCGTCAGGGTCTGAAAATCTTCCCGCATCATCAATTGCGTAATTTCTACATTCGTCCAAAAATGCTATGCAAGACTCGTTAATTCGGAAAGTCCCACGCTCCATACCTAGGCGCATTATATTGATGCCATAGGCTTTGTGGTTGGTCACTTTGCCCTGGTCGTTCGGTGGATTGAGAATCGCCCCAGGGATGCAATTAAGGTTATAGGAGTCCTCAAATACCTCCCTGACCGACTGCTCCGTGAGTGTGTACCGCCCCGCAAGTGTTGCGTCGTGCGGAAGCGCAATCGGGATACCCCTGGACTCACGGTCCAAAAGGTAATGAACGTACTCATCAGGTGTCTCGCCAGCAGGGATCTTGATTTGCCTGTGAAGGTAAATGATCTCTTCCACAGGATCTCTAAAAAAGAACGAGATAACGGTCGGGTCATTTTTGATTCCAAGGTCAAAGCTGATCAGGCGTTCAAGCTTCTCGTCAGCCCGAAGATCGTAGTCAGTGTTCTTGTAGGTTGGCCATTCCAACAGCGGGAACACCACGCCCTTGCCGACCAGGGGAATGCCGTTGATGCGGCACTCACGCTCCCAAGGCATGAAGTCACGGGAGAGCTGGTCACGTTCTTTCTGGGAAAAGAAGTCTTCGCCCCATTCGTTTTTGAACGGCACATCATCCCAGGTCACCCGCACATGGCAGTACCCTTCAATGTTGTCCCAGAATTTCCTTACGAGTCCTGAGAGTCCTTTGAGTGGGGTGAATGAGCAGATAACCTGTCCTTCTCTAGCCGCTGTACGGACAACAAGCTCAGAAAAGATCTCGTCTGGGGGCTGTTCGTCGAGGAGGACAAGATCGAGTTCGAAGCCTTGGAGGTGTCGAACTTGTTGCGTGTAGTTGGAGAAGTAAAGCTTGGACTTTCCCCCGCTTGAATGCCAGATTTCGATGGCAAGGACATTTTGGCCATCCGCTCGTATGGACTTGACATCGATCTTCTCCCGTGGAACTGACCCCGATCCTAACTTGTAGGACTGCTTGATGTCGTCACACCCCAAGATTTTGGACTGTAGCGTTTTTGCAACTTGCTCCCAGGATTCGCCCGTGGCCATTGCAATGATGGGTTTGTCCCACTTCTTGCCGTCCCACCACTCGGGGTACATGCCAGTCAGGTGATAGGCGACTTCAAAAGATGAAGCGACAGTTTTGCCAGAACGGTTGGCAGCGATCATGCCCCTACGGGTGTATTCCTTACCAGTCTTGAAGAATTTGATTTGGTACGGAAACGGCCTGAACCACTTGATTGCATTAAATTGCATGTCCTCGGCCAGCTTGTCACGGGCAATCTTCATTGCTCGGAGTTGGTCGGCATCAAGGGCTTTGGTGGCTTTTTTGCCTCCAGCCAGTTTGACTAGATGTTTGAGCGCCCGTTCTTTAAAGATGGGCTGGATGTAGTCACTGGCTTCACTTTTGGCCATACTTGTCCCGCAAGTCTAGAAGGACTTTGGCAGCAGAGGCAAGGTAGTAAATATCGTCAGGCGCAAACTTGTGGGTGGTTTGCAGATCCTTCTGAAGCATCTCCAGGGTTTTTCTGGCGCACACTTCAGCTTGATCCGCAAGCCGCTTGCGAAAGACTGCTGAGTAGTCTTCCATTTATGCCCAGGGGTTGGTGATGTTCTTCGCAGCAATGGCCATTGTCGACTTGTCGATCATTGACCAAATGCCAGCACCTTTTTCGCCAGAGCAGTATGCGTACAGACCACGGCCTTTTTCTGTGAATGTGCCATCAGGGCGACGCAATACAGACTCTTCAGTGCGTGGGTCAATGTAGGTGTACTTTTCTGGAACGGTCTGGCCAAACTTGTTGATGCGTTCGCCAACAGAAATTTGTTCCAGTGGACCCATGATCTGATAAGTGATCAGGCCGTTGTCGTACTTCCAGAAATTGATCTGGACTTTCTTGTCTGATTGTGGATCAAACGGGTGGGGCATGTTGGTGGCCCCAAAGAAATTGACACGGCTTTCGATGGGAGGCAAGTCATCACTGCGAGGTGGCAGCTTCTTGATTTCATCGACGGGGATCAACTCACGCTTGTCAACGTAGGGGTTGTCGCCCGTGATGTATTCCGCTGGAACCTTTTTGCCTTCAAGGGCGTTCTTGGCCACTTGGTACTGGTCTTCTTTTGGTTTGCCGACCAAGTCCAGAGCAATCTGGGTGCGGTCATAAACAAACTGGGCCAGTTCTTTGGCGGTGGGAAGATCGCTCTTGAGAGCGTCAATGTCATACGTTGCCATGCATTACCTTTCAAACGTTTTTAGGAACAGACGGTTTGGTGAACTTGTCACCGTTGCGGATGTTGTTAGTGTGCTGTGAAGACAGGGTGTCCACTTTGTAGGCGTTGGCCACAGCGCCAGCAACCATGTCACGGTGTTTGATTTCGGTTTCACGACTCTTGAGTTTGTCGTTCACACCTTTGGTCACACCTTTGCGCATTGAAGCGCCACCAGAAAGAACTTTTCCGTATCCAGACATGATGACCTCACTTCAAGAAGTTGTTGCGATCAGCGTTCATGTAGCCATCATTTTTGATGCGGCCATCGTAATCGCAGTGTGTTTGGACCATGACTTTTTGGCCACGGGTTGTGACGTTGCCATTTGCTTTGGGTGCGCCCTGGTTATGGCCAGAATAGCTGGTGTTGCCTTGAGGGCGGGTGACAGCAGTCACGCCAGTATTTTTGCTGGGCAGATGTTTTGACACATTGCCTTTGCGATTGGGCGCTTGGGCCATTTGTGTTGGGGCATTGTTGCCAGAGGTGTAACCACTCATTTTTTGCCTTTCGGTTTGCGTTTTGCCTCTGCTTCTCGTTTGACGGAGTAGGCAATGGCAACTGCCTGTTTCTGGGGTTTGCCAGCCTTCATCTCAGCTTTGATGTTTGAAGACATGGCTTTCTTTGAAGTACCGTACTTCAGTGGCATATGTTACACCTTTCGTAGAGATTCGAGGAAGTTTTCCATTGCCCCATCGGCATCTTCTTCTTCGTCCCGCAGGGTGTTTTGCACATGTTCGATGGAAATGATGGGCGCACGGCTGGATTCAAAGGGAGCCAGTTTGTCAGCAATTCGGGCTTTGTCTTTGATGTCCAACTCGTCTGACTGCATGGCTTCGATCAGGACTTCCATTGCAGTTTTGAGGGGAGGCATACCCAGGGCCTCACGCTCGGCATTGAGGCGGTTGAACAATGCACCGTACTCGGTGACTTTGTTTACGACTGAGGGTCGGCCTGGGGGGCGTTTGAGTTTCGTGACCGTAGCCATTCAATTCCTTTTTCAGTTCTCATCCAGGCATATGAGCCATTGACAGTAAACCCACGTTTCTGATGAATCTTCACAAACGCAGAATGTTCTTCTCGGATTGAGGTTGAACAAACAACAGGGATACCGCAACCACTTGCCCATAGGATGTGTTGGTCAATCATCTCATTTATCAGGCGAATTCGCAACCTGACGGGCAAGGTCAAATCCACAAAGTGGAATTTTGAATTTGAAATTTCCTCTGTTGAATAGGTTGTATAACCTCCCCGATCAAACCAGCAAAACCCCAGCAGTCGGCCATCAGGGTAGTCAGGGTCATCATGGGAACGACAGACAGCCAGGAACTCTTTGGTCTTGTCGAACAGTTGAACAGTGGCAGTAACTGTCGCATGTTTCAACATGGTGGCTGGGCTGCGGGTTAGGATGCCATCAGTCTCAGGGCCGTACAGGGAGTTGGCCAGATGGACGATGTCTTCGATGTCGTACCTTGGGTCAGCCAGGGTCCATTCCATCACTTACCCCTGCGCAAGGCTTCTTGGCGATATTTGTTGTATTCAGCCTGAAAAGCTTCGTCGGTCAATCGGGAGATTTCTTGGACGGTAGGGGCGGCACGTCTTGAAAAAATTCTTTCGAGCTTCTTGGTGTTCATGAGCAACATGGACAGGACGGCTAAAAGAAAAAACAAAATACACACTACAAGCATTTCCATACATTCTCCTTTGCAATAACGGTTGTTGGTAATGCGCTCACATAAAGCAGTGTTTGCACTTTGAGTTTCAGATAACCGAAGTCACAAGATGGCGCTAACCCACCATCGCACTACCAACACGGCTGGGGACTGATTCTCTCCGTCAAAGGTGGTCGGCCTAGCCTCAGCCTAACAATCCCCATGCGTCTTGATGTGAGTGGATTATATCTTATTGTCGCAGGTGAGACTAAAAGTTTTTGAAAAAATTTTGGGAATGGGTGAGTGGGCCCCCCCTTTTTTTGGTGCTTCCAGTGCTACCCCCCCCAGGGGGTTTGGCTTGGGTGTTTGGCCGTGCATGGGCTTTGATGACGGGTTGTCAGTGTTGACGAGGCCTTGCTGGGCATGCCGGTATTATGTTAAGTCCATGTTATGTTAAGTAAATGGCCCGTGGTTTATTCTCCCCTCGGGGCCGGTATCTCTTTTGATGTTTGGCTGGGCTTTGATTGGTCATGCGTTACCCG